CAAAAACAGCGAGCATTGCAGTTTAAAATGAAGGAAAAGAACAAATACGAAGAAAAGGGCTGGGAAGACAAATTGAGGCCCCGTATTTACGGAATGTTTTGTAAAGTGGAAAAACAGGAAATAACAGATCCACTGAAAAATCCTAAAAATCGCTGCATAACGTCACCTAATGAAGAATATAAATACGTTATGGGCCCCGTAGTACACCGCTTAGAAGGACTAATGAAAAAGAGTCTCAAGGGTTACTGTTCTGGTAGGAGTTGGGAAGATAGAGAGAAAATTTTAAATTTGCGACATAAACAAGGGTTAAGAACCACTGTACAAGGAGACGGATCAGCCTTCGACCGCTCTCAGCAATATTGCTTAAAATATGTCGAAATTAAAATTTATGTTTGGCTTGCAGAACACGGAAAAATTAGACATGTACCTGTCTCAGTGTTTCTTGAACAAGCCACTCCAGAGGAAGTGTTGATCGAGGCTAAAGCCATCGTTAAGGAACATAAAATGACTCACTTCGTACGCATAGGAAAAATACTCAAAAATGGTGGTGTCCAAACTGGAAATATAGACACTACATTTGGCAATACTATGCGTATGGCTATGTACAACCGATATATTGTTGAAAATTACATGCACTTGAATGCACAACAATATGATTTGGATGCTGCTGGAGACGACTTCGGGGTTTACCTACCTCCTGAGGTCTCGCGAGAAGAGATTGAACTTGCATACCATAAAGTTTTTACTGGTGATTTCAACGGTAAAGACTGGAAAAAGACCAACCACGGTCTGGGGCAAATATTAAAATATTTGAAAATATCTGACATTGAGGGTTCTGATTTTTGCAGTACTGAAACATTCTTTTGTAAAGGATGCAACAGTTACAAGATTACCCGAAAGTTAGACCGATTTCTCACATTAATGCCCTGGTCTCATAAGGCGTTGTCTCAATCTGCCAATGAACAACGCGCTTATATGCAAGCTCTCCATGAAGCCAACGAGTGTTGGATGCATGGCTTACCCATCTTCTCCGAATGCAATACTTTACTTTTGGAACACATGCCTGAAGTTAACACCAAAAAGATCAAACCGATCAAGGTGCCAAAAGAAAAGTACCCTAAACTTACTATTGATGCTAGAATCAATAGAAAGTATGATCACACGCACGATCTAGCATTTCAAAATCTTTTAAAGAAAGGGTTGGATAAGGATGAGGCTTATTCAAATTGCACTCGAGTATCTGTCAAAGCCGATTGTTGCGTTAAAAGTTATCGCAACTATCTCACACGAAATTATGGCTTAACAGACTGCGAAATAACAAAACTACAAAACTTCTTCAAACAACCGATGCACTCCTGGAATTACGATAATCCCATGCTCAAGGAGATATGCAACGTTAAAAAATTATATGAAGATGGATTGCTTTTAAATCAGCGACGCGAGTTTTTGTA